ATCTTAACTTGCCCTGCAAGGACGGCGACCTTATCACCAGCGCTGTCCGAACCTTGTTTAAACGTCAAAGTAAAGCTAGTGGTGTTCTCGATCATCCAAACTTTAGACAACGTATTAGGCGCAAGAGTTACCGTACAAGCCTGACCGCCCCCAGTACATTTTAAGTAAAAAGACCTGAACTCGTCAGCCGTACCGTCCTGCATTGTGATAGTATGTGTAGAGGCGTTTGCTATGGCCTCTCCAGTAGCACTGTAACTGAGTGCGTTGGCAATAAGTTCGAGGTTTACGTTAGTCGCGGTGCCCCAAGTACCTGACCGTTCACCAGTACCTATTTCTTCAAGTCGAAGGTCATTCTCAAATGTACTCATTGTAGTTCACCTTTATCCAATGCGAATTATAGCCGTCGTAGCCCCAGACAAGGGGAAGACGACCTTAAATGGTTGATTTACAGTTACCTTGTCTGCACCGAAATCAAGCACTGCTACCGCAGGGTTAGTGCCGCCAGCGCTGTATATCAACGCTCCACGGGCAGTTATAGAAGAATTGGTCCAAGTTGTGTCGCTGAAGTCTATGTACGCGACAGTCCCACCTGTAGCCGTGTCACTTGTTGGCCTTGTAGCTACGGTTAACGTGTTACCTCCAGCCGTGTACCCAGTGCCAGAGACCTCGTTGGTAGTGCTATACACAGTGGTAGTTGCGTCTAACGTAGCATCAGAAGTGTACAAAGCCGCCTTGAACGTCTGACTGGTATCAGAGCTAAAGTCCATCTCGCCGCCTAACAGAGCGACTTTGAAAGACGTACATGTGTAGTTCCCAGTAATGGCCATCTACTGCCTCCCAGCTTGCGGTACTGGAGCGGTCCCCGGTACAGGTTGACGTGCCTGTCCCGAACGATACGCATCTCTACGTAGTTTCCCGTTACCGAACTCTATCAACAACGTAATAGCCTGCAAAAACAACTTTTCGTAATTTGCAATGATATCAGGCTCACCTTTTTGGAAACGTATAGCTTCTAACAAAGCTGCATTTAACAGCGCGGCGCTGGCGTTATCCCCAAGCCAAGAAGTGCTACCACTTACAATAGACGTGGGATAATACCCATATATATGTTCAAGCGCGTAGTTTGCATTGGGTGTAGGCACTAACTGAATCTGTGTTTCGCTGTACTGAGCGTAAAACTTAGGTACACCGTGGTGAGCGCTAGTATTGATAGGGTACGCCTCATGTAAAAAGTTAACGTCTTTGTTTAACAAAAATGTATGTGTGCTACTGTTTACGATAGCTATACTGTATGTGTACAAATAATCGGTGGGTAATGTGTAGAGTTTGTTTGTACCCGACAAAGGCCCGTCATCTAATTTACGTAATGCGGGTATATCCACCGTCTGTAGTATTTTCTCCTCCGCCTGTTGCGTAAACATAGCAAGTTGGTCAGCGGTGAAAGATGTTTCACAGATGTCCTCGATATTAGTTTTGAGCGAAGCGTAATTCATGGTTTACCCCATCGGTCCTCTTGCAAACAATCCTTTAGTCGCAGCCCCTGTGCCACGTATCCTGATCTTCCCGCCTGCGGCAAAGCCTTTTTTCTTCATGCCACCTTTTTTAAAGCCCATGTCTGCAACAACGTCAGGTCTTTCTTTTTTTAATGCTGTCAAACCTTTGTTCAGTTTCTTAGCCATGATATATCTCCTACGTGGTCGTTACAGTTACATCGCCTACTGAGGCGGTTAATTCCAATTTGTTAACGGTTAGCCCGTAAATGTTGTTTCCGCCACCCACTGGGTTCCACCCCCACTGAAAGTTTCTACTGCTATCGTACCCAGCAAAGTCAGGACGTGGGTCGCGTACCGCCTGCGGGTCGTTGACTGGGAATTTCCCCAGCCTATTCTGAGGGTGATCTCCGCTCCAGCACTCACGACATGCCTTTATGTTAGTATCGTTACCGTTTGTTACGATATTGCGCAACTCTTTTAACTTAAAGCGAAACCCACAGATGTCGCATTCAGCTATCGTACGTTTAGCGGCTGCAAACGCGTTCGCCATGCTATATCCTCGCTATCCGAGGAGCAAACGTAATAGAAGCCTTCTCACGGTCTTCACCAGCCGCCATCTCAAACTGCTCGTCATACACAGCTTTTAGCATGGGCAGACGACTTACAAACTCGGGAACTTTCATAGCAATGTGATATGCTAACCCTGCTACAAGACACGGCAAGAACCTAAAGTTCATATCAGGAGTTTCTACACCTGCACCTGCGTCCTTAATGCGGCGCATACGGTAATACTTGAACACGTAGTCGTTGCGGTCTGGTACAGGCCACAAGTTAATAGTCGGCGCATCAGCTAATCTCTCAACCCAAACTTGTATCGGACGTCCTTGTGTTAACTTGCTAGGTATAGCTGCGTACGTGGATACACTAACTCTGCTTATGGTAAGGTCTGATTGTGTTGAAACGTTGCCGTTGTTAGTGCGAATTACGTGTTCGAGTAAATCTATAGTGTCTGCTGGTAAGGGGTACTCAGACGTGCCTTTAACGAGGCTTATACTGCCTTCGTCAATCGTCCACATGTTTATGCCACGATTCTGCCATTCGATTGTCATTAGGTTCATAGACCGTCTAGCAGTACGTAGGTCATACCCTGAACGCATTTCACGACCCGCACGTTCCCATGCTTCCTCGGCAACCTCCGTGAACTCCATGTCAAACGCTGCTGTGGTTGATGCAGTCATGCTTTGACTCCTTTACGTATACAACGTCTCTTTACGTCGGTTTTCCATTACTGCTCCACAGCCTCGTGCTATGTCGCGTTTTCGTCTAGCTAGGCCACCGGGAGAAAACTTTACCACCGCTGGCTTGGTATTCTTCACAACTGTCTTACCTTTAGCACCTGCACGTTTCTTCTTCTTAGCAGTGGCGGCACGTTGACCTTGGCTTAGACTGTTAGCTTTACTGCGCGGCAAGCAACGATCAGGGTTCTTCTTATCTTTAGAAGTCCCACACGCGCCTTTTATCTTACCGTCAGTACCAACCCTAACCCAGTCTTGGTCCCGCCACTTCTTCAGATCACCCATTACTTCTTCTTTCTAGGAGTGCGGACCATCTTTTTTAACGTACTAGCTTGCGCCGCATGTAGTTTAGAGGCTTTCTTTAAGCCTTTTACAACCTTTTTGACTTTCTTCCTGTTGCCGTTAGTCAACGTCATTTTTTCTTCCCCTTGCTACCTTTAGCATAGTTTGGGTCTTTGCAGTATTTAGACGCAGCCATATTGGCATAAGCGCTGGGGTAAGTATCAAAAGTGCGTTTTGCCCAAGATTTACCTTTTGCACATATCTTACCGCCAGACTTATAATACGTACGCATAGCTACCTCATCTTTGCTGGACGTACACCGCGCTGGGCAATACCTGCACCACGTACTTTAGACTTACCGCCCATTTTACCGCCTTTAGCTTTGCCTTTTTTGGCTACGCCACCAGCTTTGAAGCCTTTCTTAGCCATGCCGCCTTTTTTCATCCTTGGCATTTTAGGAGCGCCGCCCATTGGCATAGCTGGAGGGCTACCCATTGGTTTAGGAGCGCCACCCATTGGCATAGCTGGTTTGGCAGACATATTACGGCCACCCATTTTCTTCTTTAACGCAGCAGCTTTTTTTGCTTTTGCCATCATTTCTGGAGTCATTTTAGGAGCGCCGCCCATTTTAGGAGCGCCCATTGGCATACCGCCTTCAGCGAAACCCTTTTTCTTCATCCCGCCTTTGGAATAGCCTTTTTTCATGCCGCCCATGGCGTAGCCTTTTTTCTTCATCTTCATTGGTCCGTCTCCTTATAGAGATTGTTAAATACGCGTTCTGTGTCCCAGACGTAACCTACGTCTTCTTTGGAATTGTAGGTATGTTGGTTTGGTTTAAAGTCTGGAGCGCCTTGCCCTGTCTCAAACCACGCAGGGTGCGTTACACGAACCCGATTATTTGGTAATGCTACTATGTTACCTGTATACTCTCCAGCGTCTAATAATTCAAGTACGTGACTTTGCTTGTGCTGCGCTGGGTCGTCTGCCACTTCATTATCCGTGTAATCCACGGTAAATAGGTACTTGGCGGGGTAAAACTCGCCGTCTACTTTAGCTATCCACGGAGCAGGTGAAGCTCGTTCTAGCTTATATACGGAGTGATGATGAGACATGCAGTCCCAAGGTTGTGCTAAGTAGGAAGGTAGCTCTGTAGGCCATTCCTCGTACGGTGTGTCTGCTACAAGGGCTGTAAGGGGCATTCTAGCCCACATAGCCCCACCATGGACGTTTGGTTCGTCCGTGTCATCAGACTCGCACCCTGTAAAGATGACTTGAAAACTAAGTGTCCTGTTAGGCATTGTAGTGACGCCAATGACCATAGCGTGTAGGAACTCGCCATGATATTCTTCAAGGTTCTTGGTGTACTCTCTACGTACCCACGCTTTAAAATACGGTATGCTACTTGTTAGATACGGCATTAAGTTTCTTCTCCAATTTTTTCGCAGCAGCTATCTTGCGTTCTTGAGATACCGCAGATGCTGGGTTCTTTTTAGACGGAGGGCTTTGTATCTGTTTACTAAAGTTTGAACGGCCCATCGTCATTTAACAATTCCACTTCCGTAAACTCTTATTTATGCGGCTATCTGGATCGTTAGCCGTTTTGGAACTCGTGTTCTTCTTCTTCATACCCGACATACGGGCACAGAAAGATTTGCGGCGGTTAGCAGCCTTAGAACCCTTTTTAAGTTGACTAGGTTTCTTAGTGACTGCGGTCTTCAACTTACTACCGGGGTTTGCGCGTTTATAGCTGTCAACCCCTTTTTGATTAAGCCCACCAGACGCGCTTTTACCTTCTTTACGAGTCCAAGCAGGAGAGTTTGTACTCCCACCAGACTTGAAGTATCTACGCATAGAAGAACGTCATCATATCAATGGTAGCAACTGTATACTGTACAGTCATACCATCTTTAAACAACACGCCTTCTCCGGGTACTGAGTGAGAAACAGTAGCGTTATCAGTGCCTATAGTGCGGGACTTAAACAAAATTGTACCAGACTCAGGCGTACCGTCAAAGTGGTTAACCACTCCTGCTGTGCCACCAGAGACAATGGAAAAACCTTTTAGCCTAACACGGTTAACACCTTGAAGTGCCTGTGCGCACAATGATCCAGAGCCAACTGTAATATTACCAGCATACTGAGCAGAACATTCTACTGCACTAACTGTGACAAATAACTTAGCGCCTGCTACTGCTTCGGCAGACCCGGTTGAAGTTATTACTTCAGTAATAGCATCACCAAAAACATCTGTGCCTGTGATGGTACAAGTTTTATTGTTATCGCCAGTGCCAGCCGTCGTAACAGTTACGTTTCTAGCACCGCCACCTAGAAAGGTAGTCGCCGCCATAGTAGCTGATGTATTTGGCCTAGCCGCTGTAACCAACCGATCTGGATCGGCTGCATTTTCGTCACTAATAAATACGGGGGTGACGTCAGATTGTGCTGAATGACTCATGTCAATCTCCTATATGTAGCGGTGGGGCTTTCACCCCACCAGATTGATTAAGCATCGTAACCGAAGAACTCGATAAGAATCTTACCAGCGGTGTAGTTTGCATTAGTTGCAGCGCCTGTAACCAGATACATAAACTTACTAGCCGCTGGCGGTACAGGAATACCCAGTACAGAACCCGCTGCTAAGTCGCCACTGTTCAACATCTGAACTTGGTTAGACAAAGAAGTAATAGCCGCATCTTCAGCGCCAGTTGACTCGTCAGCATACCACAGATCAATATCTGGATCACCGCCTGCTGGAGATTCCATACAAGTCAGCTTACCACCAAGAATAGTTCCGTTAAGAGCTACAGTGGTTGTACCAATGTTAGAGTTTGCAGTTGCTGCTTTACCAATGATGTCGCCAGAACCTGAACTTGCCAAGCCTGTAAGGTCGATCAAAATGCTGGTGTGCCACAGACCACCTGCGTGCGTGACTGTAGAAGCAAAGATTGTGCCTGTACCTGTTGTAATGCCTGTACCGGCTGCTGGACCTGCGTTACCCGCTAAATCGGTTACGCCAGTTACACCCAGAGTTCCGCCTACAGAGGCGTTTGTACCGTATGTGGAATTGGTTGTTTCAGCGCCTGTTGCGGAAACAGTGATGTCTTCAAAACCGTTTTTTGAGCGAACGGCACCGTTAAAAGTTGTATTAGCCATGATGATCTCCTGTCGTGGCGAGTGTCAGTCACATTATGCGACTGTCAGGGAATGTGCGTATTATACACAAAACAAAACAAAAAGAAAGGGGCTACCGCAGTAGCCCCCATCTCAACAAACTTTGCCTTTGCAGTGCGAATCCTAGCCCAGCAAAGTAATTGTTTACGCTCCGGGTGAACCAAAGATTCCAAGAGGATCGGATACACCAAACGAATAGCGCTCACGAGCTTTGTAGCGGCTGTTGCCAGTATCAAAGTCAGCGTCCATCGAAGTAGCCATTGGGCTACGTGTGAAGTGCTTCAGACCGTTTGGAACATCAGTCATCAAGAACCAAGCGTCAGTGTCTGTCAGATAGTGATTGACAGTATAACCGCCCGGAACAGAGCCGTTGTTGCGGATGGCGTTAAGATCGTTGTCTGCAGTGCCTACGCGACCTTCTGTTTCCAACAAACGAGTTGCAACGAATTGCAGGTTCGGTGGAATCACAAGTTTCTTAGGTTTTGCAGCGATCAACAGGCCGCGCTCGTCAGTCCAACCTGCAATCTGAATGATAGCCGCCTCAAGGGAAGTTTCATTCAAGTCTGCAGCTACTGTTGGTTCGTTAGAGTTTGACCCACCAGAAATCAGCGGGTGAGCAGTAGAGCAAAGCTCAACGCCGTCGCCGTAAGTGGTGCCGCTAGAGAAGGCGTTGTTTAGAATTGTAGCCGCCTTAACTTGCTTAGTGTACGCCATGGCACGAGCCAGTGCTTTAGTATAACGAGATGACAATGAGTCATACAGGTTATCCTCAATAGCTTCCTCAGTAATAGAGAAACCCATTGCCACTGTTTCGTGTGTGTAGCGTGCGGTGAACGCCTCTTGAGCATTGTCATATTCGATGGCAGAGCCTTCGTTCTTGACAGGTGCCGCTGAGAAACCTGATAATTTAACTTCTTCCTCAAAACTTCTATCTGAGGATTCTGTTTCAAAAATCTCGGTATGTTCTTCACCGTATTTTGCATATTCCAAGCCGAACAATGCGTTCAGACCCGGGAGCAGCTCTTTAAGTAGCTGTGCGCGTGAAATAGCCATTAGTTAATCTCCTTAAACGCCGACGGTGTGGTCATAGCGATGATAGCCAGCAGTAAACTTCACGAGAAACTCTGTGAAATTGCCTGAACTATCAACCGTGTCTGGCACTACGTCGATTACAGTGAATGGTAAGACAGATGTGACGTTGTTAATAAACACGCCCATACGGCCATTACCTGTAGCAGTCAGTCCTGTGTTAAGCACCAACTCTGCGTTACAAGAGATTGTAGTGGCACGAGACTTCGCCAAAGGCGCGAGTCCAGTTGTTGCGCCGTTAGCAGTTGTGTTCGTAACATTCACAACTTTAAAGATTACGTTGGGATCATCCACAACGATAGCTTCAATATCAGATGCTACAGTGCTTGCAGGGTAATTTTGCCTGAATACTACTTGACCCGAGTTTGGGTCAGTAAAACTACATCCAAGAAAAACACCAATAACGCCAGCAACTGCTGAAGTATTGTTCTGCAATGTGGAGATAATGATAGTACCGTCACTTGTGTACTGTACAACATCTCCGTAGAAGATTCCTGTTCCATAGTTGGAAGCAATAGGTATTTTGCGGGTAGAACCCACATAATTATGCCCGCCGACTAGGCCAACAGGCTTTAGCCCATAGGGGGCCGAGATAGTAGGATAAGCCATTTTAAGCTCCTAAAAAGTTAAGTTCCTTTGCCGAAGGTTACTTTGGTCTTACGATCATTAAACAACGGCATACGAGGGTCATTTTCACGCATTAGGTTGTTGTCAACAGAGTTCATTTGACTGTCCGTCTGTTTCTGAAAATGGTCAGTACGTTCTTCAACCATCTCCAGTGGAGCTTTACAAAGCATCAAGCCACCTATCACTACGTTGTCAGCAAAACGCTCTTGTTCTACTGTAACCATAGCAATCTCGGGGTGATCTGCTGCCCTTACAGGCTCCCAACCTTCACGTAATTTAGATGAGACATTGGTAGCGTCTATCTGGCCTTGATTACTAACACGAATCCACCGGAAGCCGTAACCGTCTTGGGGAATTGGAGAGGGTAAAGTCTCCGGGCGCGTCCAAGCCTTCTTACGTACAGTTTTTTCACGTTTGTCTAATTCGCGGTCTATGCGATTTTCAGCCATTTGCTTTCCTCATGTCTATTGCAACCTGTTTGGCGTATTGTTCGGGTGTCAAACCCAACCTCTTAGCGATTTGTACCTGAGTGCGTGTCAACGTCACTTTCCGTGGTGCTGTACTCCGCGTTGCGGGGGCTACCACCTGTGTCTTCTTTCGCTTCGGTTCAGCATCCTCGAAATTATCGGGGAATACTTGACGCATACGAGTATCAATGGACTCGTAGTATTCATCGCTTTGCGGACTTACGCCCTGTTTGACAAGTTTATTATGCAACCCCAGCGCTAAACTTGTCATCTCATCATCGTCACCGAACCACGAATTAGTTTTCTGCCAATCTGCGGCTCGCTCATCGACTTTTACTGCTGGAGCGAGTTGTTCTACTTCCTTTGGTACAGGTGTTTCTGTTTCCTGTAAAGGTGGTAGTTTGAAGTTTGCTAGTCTTTCGGACTTTAACTTAGCATTGGTTAGCTTATCTTGTGCATCCAACACTGCATCTGAGTCACCAGACTCGTACGCTTCTTTGTACGCACGTTTAGCATTCTCGGATTCAATCGAAGCGTTTTTCTTTGCTTGGTCGAGTAAAGCAGCTTGGTTCTTATTGACGTTACCTTTTAGCTTTTTGTTCTCTTCCATAAGCTGCTGAGTAACGCGTTCAAGCTCTTGGCTCTGGCGGTGAGCTTCTTCTTTAGCCCTACGCTCGTCATGGTATCCCTTACTAAAATGCTGGATACGCTTACGAACCTTATCAGAGTAATCCTCAAGTTCGTCATCTGTGACGTCCTCTGGAGGTTCAGACGCTTTACGATTTCGGTCAGCTTTAGGCGTATCATCAACAACCTCCACCTCAACCTCACGACTATCATCTTTCGACTCAGCCGCAGGTTCTGCGAAATCCTCTTTAGTTTTTTTACCCGAAATATCGACTTCAACTGCACCGGAATCCTCTATTTCTAATTTGTCGTCCTCTGCTTCAGGGAACTCAAATTCTACTTTTTGAAATGCCATGTCTATGCCCTCCGAATGCCTGTTGGATCGGTCACGATAGCCTCAATAGAGTCATCGTTCATAAGCCGATATTCAATGCCGCCAATAGTAAAGCGCGTTCCTGAGTTCATACGGAACATCACGTAATCGCCTTCCTTACACCATGCTCCTGTGGGAAAACGCTCCTCATCAGAATACGCTTGGTCACCCATATCCACGACAAGTCCTATGATGGACATGATGTGGTCTTGGGTTTTGGCTGTTTCCGTCTTTAGGATAGATGTCCCTGAAACGGTTTCTTCGGGCTGTGGTAGTGCTACTAACACGCGGTAACCCACGGGTTTAGGTAGTTGTAGTTCCAATTCAGCATCGCTGATTTCAACTGGTTTGTCAGTCATCATCGTTTTCCATATAGTTCTTCGCAAGGTCTTCCATGTGGTTTTTGCTGGCTTCGAGACCCCGAATTAAGCCAACAACTTCCTTGTATTGGGCGAAGTCTTTTGCTCCCCCGTTTCCAAGAAATTCCAGTGCAGAGGATTTATCAGCCTCGATCTTTTCTTTAAGCACGTCAAAGACGGTTTTAGCCATGTTTACTGGTTACCCTCCGGTTTACGGGATTGCTGTACCACGCGCTTAGTTTCTAAATCTAGTTTAGCATTGGATGCACGTCTGTCCCCTGCCATCTTTAACCCGTCCTTCTCAGCGTTCAGCATGAGTTCTCTCTCGTCCAACTTGAGGCGTTCCGCAGCAATCTTGCTATCCACCTTAACTTTCTGTGCTTTTAGCTGCATTTCGGCCTGTTTAATCTGCTGATCTGCTTGATCGTTGGCTGTCTTGCGTTGCTCTTCAGCTTGTTTGATCTGCAATTCAGCTTGTTTCATCTGCATGATCGGGTCTTTTTGCTGCTCTTGAGCTTTCTTCTGCGCTGCTTGTTGCTGATTAGACTGCTGTAGCTGCTTGCCTGCGTCTGCGACCAGACGTGACAGTTGTACTTCCATGTCTTCTGACATCTCTTCGTTCGGAGCGGGTAGCGGTACGCCTAGTTTCTCTTCTATCTTCTGGCGATAAGAGAACCCGAGGTGTTCTGCGATGTGCGCTTGTAGCGAAGCCATAATCTGTTTGGCCTTCGGGTTTTGCCCGATCATCTGAGCCATCATGGGGTCTTGCATAAACGACATGTGCGTACCAATGTGCGCTTCCTGATCCTGATAGATGAACGCTTTTATCGGTTTGCCAATCAAGGCATCCATGTTCTCGCTTATCGGATCGGCTGGCTTTGCGTCGTCCTTAGTCGGGACGAGTTTGTCGGCGTTCTTCACGCCCAATACTTCTATCATCTGACGGTGCAACTGAGGCAGGTCGTATATCTGTGGAGCCTGCGCTGACATCTGTAGCACTGTTTGGTACTGTACGACCCGTTGGGCCATAGTCGAGTTGTTAGGATCACTGACGGGTATCACGTCCACCATCATGTAGTCCGACCGCTTGGCTCCTACTTCACCTCTGGACGGGATGTACGCGTACTCCTCGGGGGCATACTCTGCCATGATGGCCTTGAGTAGCTTAAACTCCTGCTTCATCGCGTAGTGTACGCGTGCTTGCACAGCAGCCATAGGCTTTAGTGTGCGCTCTAGGAGAGCCAGTGTGGTGCCCACAGGGGCGTTGGCTGACATGTCCGAGATGTCCATGTCACTAATAGCGCCTAGCCTACGGCCTTCAGTCGTAATTTGATTTAAGAGGGCGAGAAGGGTCTGGCTAGGTTCTTTGTAAGGAAGAGGCATAATGTTGTCACGGATAGACCCTGACGGTACATCTACATCTTTAAACTCACCGGGATTAATAGGGGAGTCGTCCCCCTTGATACGCAGTCCACGCGACTTCAATCCGCCGGGGAGGTTCGACAGTGTGCCTGCGTCAACCAGTTGCCGTATCAAGGAAGTTCCAGCACGGGCGTATCCACCAATGATGTGAATCAATCCGAGGCCATAAAAGCCAAATCCCGGTACGTAATTATAGTGGACGAAGTGCTGGCGTTTGAGTGTGAGTGGGTCACCCTCCTCGTAGTTCCTACGGATCGCCAGCACTTCGCCACTTCCACGCTCAATGGTAACAACGTAAGGGCGAGCTATCCCGTCGTCATCATCAACGCCTTCAATAAGAAGGTCTGCGTGTATTTCATAGACAGCGTAGCGGTCGTCATCGGTAAGCGAGTAGCCCCCGTCTTCCGCTTTCTTCTCTTCAATGTCTGTGTGGTAAGGTTCTGGATCACCGAGGTCTACGTCTTTATAAAACCCTGCGGCTTGTAACTTCTTCAATTCGTTCTTTGTCTTACGCATTACGTGCGTTACACGCTCTGCGGCTTCGATATTCGACGCACCGTAAGGTACGATCACATCCTCTGCGGAAATGTAAACAGCAACCTGACGCCCTAGATTAGGGTCGTAATAGACCTTCTTAAACGCGGAGCCTGCCAAACCAAGGCTGTACAGCATCCG